AAAAAAACTTTACTTTTAACGCACTTTTCTTATATTTAAGTATATTTATAATTATATGGCAACAAAAGGAAAACCTTATAAGGAAGAAAAAGATAAAAAAGTTAAATACGGAATTAGTATTGATAGATATCTTTTTGATAAGATGAAGAATGAGGAAATAAGTGTTTCTAAATTTATTCAGAATTTAGTTAAAGAGTATTATGACGGGAAAAATTTGTAGTAAATGTGGGATTGAGAAGGAATTAGAAGAATATTATAAAAAAAATAAAACCACTGATGATACTAGAGAATCTTGTATTTTATGTGTTAAAGATTATAATAAAAAACAAATTATAAAAAGAAAAGATGTTAATTATATTAAGAAGCGTAAATATTTTTATAACGAAGATTTCTTTGAAAGAATTGATAATGAAGAAAAGGCATATTTTTTAGGGTTTTTATTCGCTGATGGTTGTGTTATTAATAATGTGGAAAAATATAGATATCAAGTAACTTTAAAATTACATACAAAAGATAGACATATTTTGGAATCTTTTATTGTGAGTGTTAATGGTGAAATGCCCATATGGAAACATGGTCAGAGAGAGATGGTGGAAATTCATTTTTCGGGTAAAAAAATGGTTAACGATTTAATTAATTTAGGAGTAACCTCAAATAAAACATTTACATTACAATACCCCATCATTGATGAAACATTGGAAAGACATTTTTTAAGAGGTTATTTTGATGGTGATGGATGTATTAGAATTAAAGAAGATAAAAGAGATAATACAAAAAGAGGTGATTTAAGAATTGTTAGCGGATCAATAGATATGTTAAATAAAATAAACGAAAGAATGAATGTTTTGTTTGGTGTGAACACAAATAAGTTATACGGACCAAAAGATAAAGATTATAAATATATTGGTTGGTCAGGTATGTCAGATATTGAAAAAATTTACAATGGATTTTATTCTGAATCTGTCTTGTTTTTAAATAGAAAAAAGATTATCTTTGATGAGGTAATTGATATAATAAAAGATAAATATAAATACAGAAAAAAATAATAATTTTGGTTTCATATATAGGAGGTAAGAGTAAAATTGGAAAGTGGATAGTCCCTTTCTATGATAAAAATATGGAAACATATGTAGAGTGCTTCGGAGGTGCGTACTGGTGTTTCTTTAATATGGATTTAAAACAATTTCCAAATCTAAAAAAAGTTGTTTACAACGACTTTAATCCACTAAACTACAATTTATTCAAGTGCATTCAAAACCCAACAGAATTATTGAATGCAATTAATGCGATTGAGTGTCAAAAATTTGGTGAATTTCCTACACCACCGATTTACAAAGAACAATTCATCAGGTTTCAGGCTGAAATTTTTGGTGAGGGTTTCAGTGTAGAACCTGGTAATTATGAGGTTGCTGCGAAATATGTTTACATTCTAACACAAGTTTTTAGTGGTAGTAAACCTGAAACAAGTTCATTTATTGATTTAAAGGGTAAGTATAAATCAAAGTATTTAACATTTAGAGATAAATTGTCAAAACCTGATTGGATTGAACATTTTTTAAAAATTACCGACGTTGAGAATATGGATTTTGAGGATGTGATTAAAAAATATGATTCACCGAACACATATTTTTATGTTGATCCACCTTATTGGAAAACAGAGAATTATTATTCAAACCACGACTTTGACAGAAAAGATCACGAAAGGTTGGCAAAAGTATTAAATGAGGTTCAGGGTAAATTTACTTTATCTTATTATGACTTTGAACAATTACATTTTTTCTTCCCCGACAACATATACAGGTGGGAAAGAAAGGAGTTTGCAAAGGCTGCCGCGGCAAAAAAAGGAACCAAACAAAATATGGGTGAGGAACTTCTCATAATGAATTATTAATTAATTTGCCCATTTTTAATTATTGTAATATTTATAGTAAAAACATCAAATGAAATTAGTAAAAATTTTATCATCAGTAGTTGTAGAGAATGTTAATCCAAAATTTAGGTTAACAGAAATATCAAATAAATTAATGAACCAACTTGTTGTTAAATTCCAAGAAGGAACTGAAGATTCGGAGGACGACATCAAAAGTTATATTAACGATTTTGACAAATATAAAAACGGATTGGCATCAGACAAACGAGACATTACAAAATATACATATGATCAACTTAAATCTTTAATTCAATCTAAAAGAGTTAAGAAAGAAGAAGGTGATATATATAAGACATATATGAAAGGTCCTGGTAAAGGTTCTGATCAAAGACAAGTTAAGTCAATGATTAAAAAATTCTTGGAGATAAGAAATTATTTACCTGAACCAAATAGAGATATTATGAAATATCCTTATTTGAAATTAGTGGAGGTAATCCAAAATAAATTTGGAGGACTTATTACTAAAGCGGCTTTTGAAAAATTTAAAAGAGAAAGAAATGATTTAACAAATGAACAAATCCTTTCATACATTGAAAGATATGTTGATTTATACGATAGATTGGAACCTAATACTCCACCAATTATGTTAATGTCATTTGATGATTTAGAAGCATCATTGGATCACTTACCTGATGGTGATGATGTTCCGCAAAAGAAAGGTGATGACTTTCAAGGGATAGAAAACATTTACGACAAAGATAATTTATACATCTTCAAACCAAATGGTAAAGAACAATGTATTAGATTAGCACACGGAAGACCTTGGTGTACATCAAGAGTTGGTGGTGGTAACTTATACTACAACTATCGTTTGGAAAACAACCTAACACTTTATTATGTTATTGATAAAGACAAACCATTTGACGATTTAAACTTTGCGGTGGTTATCTTGGTTGATGAATATGGAAGAAAAAGAATTGCCGATGGTAAAAATATGGCGGGAGGATTCTCGGGACATAAAACTGAAAGTTGGGATGTAATATCTTCAAAAGTTCCTAAATTAGCGGACAAAGAATATTTATTCACTGCCGATCCACTTACAGATAGAGAAAAGGAATTATTAAGAAGATATAAAAATATCAATGTGAATGAGGATGCGGTTCAAGAACTTGGTTCAGTTGAAGACGCCGAATTTTGGTTGGAAATTGCAAGTCCAAACTTAACTAACAAACCTAGAGTTTATATTAACTTACCGGCAGAACTTAAAAAGAAATACATTTCTTTGGGTATGGACTTGACAGGTGATATGATTACAAATTCTGAACCTGATGTTGTTAAATATTATTTGGCAAGAAAGATTGATTCTTTGAGAACTAAAACTTTATCTAATCTAACAACTGCTGATATCGCATTAATCAATATGCCGACAATGAGAAACCTTAAAGAAGAATTAAAGGTTAAATACGCTGGACAATTGTCAGCGGAAGGAGATACACTTGTTAAGATAACATATCCAAATGATTCATCATCAAAATACATCGCGTTATTTGGATTTGAAGAATTGTTTGAAAACTTATCCGAAAATATTCAATTTTTAACTATTAATAATACCTCACAAGATAGCCTTGATTTGGATATACCACCAAGTATTGGTAAATTCACAAATATGATGGCATTGGTTCTTGAAAACTGCGTAAAAACATTACCTGAAGAAATGGGACAAATGGAAAGTTTATCGTTCTTAACATTACAACGAAATAAAAACTTACAATCTTTACCATCATCTTTAGCGGATTTAGAACTTTTGGAACTTATCACATTGTCAGGATCAAATCCAAGTATGGTAATACCTGAAAGATTGAAAGAAAAAATGGTGGAGGAATCCGCAGGTGTTTATGTTATTTCTGTAGATTAATTTAAAACCATATATATGAGCAATGTTGACATTGAAATTTATGTTTCACAATTAATTAATTTCTTTGAGAGTAATCCAAACGATTTAATTGATTTGGTTGGTAAGATTCAGAAAGAAGAGTTTTATTTGATGTTGAGACAAAAATGTGAAGAAAACCATAAGAAAGGTGAGGACATTGTTTTAACTAAAAATCAAATTATTGAAATTGTGGTGGAACTTAAAATACCTGAACTAACTGAAAAATTAAATCCCAAACAAGTTGTGGAGGGTTTTATTCAGAAAACAAAATTTGGTGATATTATTTTGAATTAATTTCATTTCATATTTGGCTATTAAAGATTAATTACTATCTTTGTGATGTAATTAAAAACAGACATTATGATTTATACACCAGAACTTATCAAATCCGTAGCACCTTCAGTGTTCGCTACCTCGGCATCTAACAAATTATCAGACAAATATGTTTTTGTCCCAACTGATCAAGTAATTGAATATTTTGATCGTGAAGGATGGGAAATTTCTGATGTTAGCCAAACGGGTAAAGGTATTCACGCAACTCACCAACTTAAATTCCGTCACGGACAACTTCCTGCGGTTGGGGACACATTGGTTGAGGCAATTGTAAGAAACTCACACAATGGTATGTCAACCTTTTCAGTAAGTGCGGGACTTCACAGATTGGTATGTTCTAACGGACTTGTGGTTCCGACATCAGTAGCGGAAAAATTCAATGTTAGACACAGTGGTTTTGAACTTGACGATGTGAAACGATTGATGGATGGGTTCTCAAAAAAATTACCGATAATCCAAGGATCTGTTGGACGAATGATGGGGAGAGAACTTACAATTGACGAACAAATTCAATATGTTCAGAAAGCGTCAAAAATCCGATGGGTAGAGGGTTCAATCCCAAGTGATAGTCAACTTGTTGACATCCTTACACCAAATCGTGTGGAAGACAATAAGAATGACTTGTGGACAACATTCAATGTGGTTCAGGAGAAGTTTGTAAGAGGGGGGTTTGACTACCGA